GGGCCGTAAACGATCACAGCTGCTGCTTGAGCCATGCGCCCGTTGATCGTTCGAATGTACTGAGAGAGCCATTCGCCATAAGTGTTGGAGACCGTAGATGCGGAGGCGCTTTGTGTAAGCGCGTTGGCTTGTGGGTTAATAGTGAGCCCGCTGTAGGTCAAAATGTCGGCTGCAACGGCCGCAAATAATCCGCCCGTGATCGCTTGGCCGTTTCCCTCAAGTCTGCCAAAACGCGCAAAATAAGACTCGCAAGAAATCGTAATAAAGTCTTCATTGCCGACACCGCTAGCGTATGGGATGCCGTAATTTACGCTTACGCCGGATATGTAGCCGGCGTAAATGTACTCGCCCGAGCCGTCATGTTTGACGCGAATAATGTTGCCTGGGACTAGCGCAGCGATTGGCGAGACATAGCCCGTCGGGTATCTGATAATAACTTGAGCGGTGTCTGCTGAGTAATCGTCTAGTTGTTTCTCGCGCCCTTGCCTCATGTTGAACGAGACGACGTTTGTGAGGTCAACAATGACGCCTGGGGTTGATGCCAGTGAGTAAGAAACGGTGTATGTCTGTACTGCCATTATGGGTTAGTTGTTCGAATAGGAATCGCGCCGTTTTGGCGCATGTATGAGCGCAAGGCCTCAACAACTTGGTTAGGGTCGCCGCCGTAAACGTTTATGTTTACGTTGTTGTTTCTTTCAGCAATGTTTGCGCTGCCGTTTACGCCAGGGTCTGATGGGGCTACTGGCTCGGCCATGCGGCCTATAGATATTTCTTGCAATGCTTTAATGTCTTTGCCTGGCTTTAACAGGTTTATGCCGGCAATAACAATGTTAATCGCCTTAATAAAACCGTTTGCCATGCCCTCGACATACGCGGCAACAAAGTTAACCACGGTGCGCACAACTTCTCTAAACCCCTCAAATTTTTTGTAAGCAACAACAATGGCTGCGCCTAACGCAATGATGCCAGCAGTAATTGCAACAGCAGGGTTGAGCATCATGGCCGCGTTAACGGCAAGAATTGACACAGCCAAAATGCCCATGCCAGCAATGACAGCTGCTAACAAGTCGGGGTTTTCTTGTGCCCAGTTAGCAAACTTTTCAAGCACTGGTTGCAGTTTCAACATAATTGGCAAAAACGCCGCGCCTATCGACTCTTTAGTTTCCGCAAACGCAATGCCTAACTTTTTCATGCCGCCTGCAGCTGTGTTTGCTGCAGCCTCGCCAGCGCCACCAAAGTTTTTGGTTAATACGGCCTGCACTTCAGCAAGGCTGGCGCCGTCTTTAATCATGGCCTTAATCTCTGGGCTGAGCGCGCCTAACGCTTTCATGTTCCCCGCATAGCCTTTTGACAATGCCTCGCTGACATCAACCAGCGGCTTACCTGTCGCCGCGGCTACGTCAGTGGCCAAGTTCATTAACTCTGTGGCTTTTGTGACGTCTTTAGTGGCAACGATTAACTTCTGAAACGCTGGCCGCGCCTCATCGTCTGATATTGCCGCGCTCTTGGCCAGGCTAGAAATGTAATCCTCGACGGATTGCACTTGTGCATCGGTTGCTTTAGAGCTTGCTTTAATTTGTCGAGCAAGGCTGGCTTGTGCGGCTTCGTCTTCTATTGCGGCTTTTACGCTGTCGCCAATAATGGCAGTCACAGCGCCAAGTGCTGCTGCGGCAGGTACAGCCGCCTTTTTGATGGCAAATTGGGCTTTCTGCCCGACGGTCTCCAGCTGCTTAAATTCTTTGACAGCACTTTTTATGCCCTTGTCATCAAAGCTGCTGATAATGGGAATGGAAATCATTTGAAGTCCCTATTTACGCGGTTAATGACGCGCAACGCTGCGCGCTCAATTTCGGTTGTAATAGCTCGTATCTGGCTGTAAACGGCTGGCCCAAAAATGCGGGTGCGGCCATGCGCTGGCGTGTTGCCCAAATTGGTTGCAAGGTTGTTGCTGGTGCGTCGGCCTGCGGTCTCAAATATGCCGGTGGCTGCGTCAGTCTGCTGTATGACGATTACGCCATCGTTGTTGCGTCTTGTGTCTAATTTGACTTTGACGCCCTTAGACGCCTTTGCAGGGTCGTATGGGAACAATTTACGGCCATTGTTAGACCACTGTTTAGACATGCCAGACAACGGCACACCTAAAGTCGAGTAGCGCTGCTGGGCGGCCTGTATTGCCGGCGCGGCTATCTGATTGAGTTCTGCAGCAAACTGTTTGCGTAGCCCAGGCTCAATTTTGTTCAGCGATGCCACAGCCTCTCGGATACCCACAAGTTCTGTGTTAATTGTCGCTGTCATCGTTTCTGCCTTGCTTTGTTAATAATACTAATGCAAGTGTTCAGGTCAGACGTAAGAAACTCTATGTTTGGCGGCCAGAAACCTGTCTCTATCAATAGATGACAAAGAGCTAGTCTGTGGCCGCTTGTGTAGGGTTTGAGTCTTCCTGCTCTACAACTTCGGGCATTGCTACCAGTTTTTTTATGAAGTCATCAAAGACAACTGGCACTGTGATGCCCTCTTTTTTGCTGGCCTCCCACGCAAGGTAAGCCAAATCCTCGGCGCCGATGCCTTGCGCCAGGTCTGACATTTTGCGCTTATATTTACGTTCCCATTGCACAGCGCACCAAAGGTTTGTTGTGACCTGGTGCGGGCCGTCGCCCGTGTCGAGTTTTAATGTTATTTGCATGTCTGCCGCCTTGCGTCGGGTTGTTTATGGTGCTGTGATATCGCGCGCGTATGTGCCGCCAACAAAGGAGGCGGTAACCATTGAGAGTTCGCCGACAGCGCCTGCAATGGGCGTGAAGTTGACAAGCTGCATGTTAATGATTGTGTACTCAGGGTTGCTTGCGCTTTCCGTGACGCCAGATGGTGAAATGGTCAACTCTGTTGTGCCAGTGCCAAGGTTTGCAAACAAGGTTGCCTCGACTTCTCCAGCGCCATACGACAGATACATTTCAAGGTCTACTGCAACGGTCTGCAAGCCAGGCACAAAACGGTGGCCGGCATCGCCAAACGCGGTGCTTTCCAAGCTGTCAACGCCAAGGGTAATGGTTGCGCTACGGCACTGGTCAGTTAAATCAACTTTTGCGCCGCCAGTTGTGGGCGCAAGGTTCACTGTCGGGTTAGTTAGATATGTTGAAGTTGCCATTTTGTCTCCCGTGGTAACACTTCGATATGAATAGAGGGTAGCACTTTTATGCTGTCTGTGCTTGTAAAGCCATTTGCAAGTTGTAACACGGATAGGTTGCCCCGCCCATTTCGACTGCACCTGGCTGGCCTGACATCACAATAATTGGGCTGGCCAAAACACTGGCTGCAATGCTCAACAGTTTCTGCAGTACTGGCAGGCCTGCTGGGCCTGTGCCGATGACCTTGACCTGAAATGTCATGCGCACAATGTTGCCTTTGCCGGCGATGGTCTCAAAACTTGGCGCGTCAAGAAACACACAGTTAGGCACTATTTTCGTGGCATCGTTTACGACGCGCAGGCCTGTTACGGCTTGCAGTGTGGCTGTCACGTCTGCGATTGCCTCATTAAACAGGTCTGTGTAAGCCATTAGGCAACCTGGGGGCGGTCAATGCCTAGCAGCTGCTTAATTACTGGGGTCATGGCATTAACGTTTGCTTGGCCCATGCCGTCAAAGGTTGCAAAGGTGTCTTGCGTACTGCCTCGACTACGCCACAACGCCGCGCAATACATCAGAGTACCCAAAGTAACGTCGTGCCCAGGCGAGGTAGTTAATGAGTCTGCATAGCCTGACTCTTGACGTCGACGATAGGCAAAATCGTTGCCGGCGTTGCGGGCCTGCGTAAGCAGTGTGTAATCGTCTGATGGGTCTGCAATGTCTACGCCCAGATACGTTTCCAATTGCGCGACTGTTACCCAAGAGCAGCTCTGGGTGTAAGTGACTGTGCCAGTGTAAATGACGGTGTATTGAACGTCGTCGCCAGTGCAAGCAAACAACACTTGGTTTTCTCTGGGCACGTTCGCATTGAACATGAGCGCGCCTGACTCGCCGTCAACGCCGATGTACTCGTACAGCGGTATGTCAAGCACAGTAAACGTGCCGTTGAACGGTGCGCCAAGGCTACCGATAGTTACCTGCTGACCTACAACAATTTCTGTAGGTTCCAGCGTTTGTACAACTGCGTAGTTATCCAGCAGTTGTTTGCCTTGTGTTTTGTAGACAGCCACAGCTGCGCCGCCTTTCTATTTAGGCGAGTGCAATTTTTTGTACTTGCTGAGCGTCAGCAACGAAAAGGCTTGCATAGCCATGATACGACATGACCTTGCCCAATGTTGCAGGCTCATCACGCGTGAGGAGGCCCCTGATGCTTTCATAAAATTCGATAGCAGCGCCGCGAGCTACAACCATTGTGCCGGCTGCAAAGTTGCGGTCTGCAACAAGGTTTAAGCCAAATGGGTTAAACGTGTTTGCCACAGTGACGTTTGCAGCGCCCATGCCGTTTACGCCCATTAAACCAGCAGCGCCGACGTATGGGAACACTGGGCGTTTGTCTGCATCAAGCTGCGCGCCCAATGCTTGCCATACGCCAGGTGCAACAAAAATGTGGTCTGGCAAAAAGTTTGTGTTAAGCAAAATGTTATATGCAGCAGTATAGATAGCGCTAATAAGGCTGCTGGGGTCGTTTGCCGTGACTGTCCATGTTGCGCCTGACGCAGTTGCGCCGGCTACTAAGCCGTCAGCTGCGAGGTTGTCGCTGGCCAACATGTACTGGCCCATGAGGTCGTTAATGATGATGTCCATCGAGCCAGGCGACGTAAAGTCAACATCCTGAACGGACAAGGTAACTTGCCCAGCCAAAGTTGTTTTGCTGATTACGTTGGAGGCAATAACTGGGGTAGTAGCAGACACGCCGCTAAGTTCAGTTGACTGTGTAGCAACGCTTGTGTGGGTCGTCCAAGTTGGGCGGATAAAAGTTTTTGACTGGCCGCCGTCAGGATAAGCGCGAGCGCCCACAGCTGCGACCACAGGCCTAATGGCTTGGTTAAGATTCGCGAACACAGGGCCGAGCACTGGCACAGGCAGGAGGCCTGGGGTGTCCGTGGTCAAAACGTCGCCAGCAGCAAACTGGAATGCTGACTGCTTGCTCAACATGTAGTTACGAGCTGCAGCAGAGACGTTTTCAAAAGTAGTGCCGCCAATGTGCATAGCTGCGAGATATTCGCCAGGTGTAGGCAAGTCAAATTGACGTTTTGCTGTTGCAAAAATTGGTGCTGATGCCTCAATGACTTCAGGTGCGGTTTGTTCTGACATTTCGACTTCCTCCGGTGGCTGTGGTTCTGTGTTTTCTTCGCCTGCTTTAGTATTGCACAAATTTTCTGAGTTTGTGTCAATACTTGCATTAACTTCGCTGATGGTCGCCCCCGCAAATGCCGGCTGGGGCACTAGCGACAGCTCTAACCACTCAGCAGCCTCGACGACCATGACGCCTGCCTCGTTGTAGCTAAACCGTGTCGGGTTTACGCCTACAGACACGCTGTCTAGTACGCCATCTCCAGCCAAGATCAGGGCCTCATCCCCTAGCGCAGTTGCACTGACCTTGGCTGAAAAATACATGTTTTCTTCGTCATCGTCGCGCTCGGTGACAAGACCGATTGCTTGGCTGGCGTCGTGTTGCATGTAGAGCTTTGGGGCTTTGCCCTCGACTGGGAGGCTGCCGCGCAAGAACATTACTTCTGTTCCGCTGGCGTTTGCGGTGACGTTGTACGGCACGGCAATGCCAGTGATGGTGCGCGCTTTGGTGCCGTCGGCTGCAGCTGCGTCAACGGTAAAAGTGCTTGCGGTTACTCTAATCATGATGCTAATTCCTCCTGGGTGTTTTCATCGTCTGGCGTCATTGCGTCAGCGATGTAGTTCTCTTCTAGGTAATTTTTTGCGTTGAATTTTACAAACGTGCCACGGGGCAAAACGTTGTTTTGGCTGAGGGTTGCGGCGATGCACTCGGCGTATGGTTTCACGCCGAAAATGTACAGGTCAGCGCGTGACTGCTCTGAGCTGGTGTAAGCGTAGGAACCAGTAGCGACGCCGACGAGGTAGGGCGGGATTCCGCAAAGGCGCGACAAGTCAAGCGCGCTGTACTGTGCGCTTTCTATCATCAGCATTTTGTCAGGTGTCGCATTGCTTGGCTCGTACGTCAAAAACTCGTTGAGCACTGCCGTTTGGGAGGTCATGCGCGCCTGGTTGAACGCGGCCCCAATATCGGCTAATTCCGTTGCGCTCAAGGGTTCGCCGCCAGTTTGTTTAAGGATTCCCGACGGTAAGGACGTTCGGGCCATGTTGTACCGTGACTCTTCGACTTTTAACGCGGTGGCAATAGTTTGCTGGCTGCTGTAAATGATGCCTTGAATGGGCGACAAAAACTGCACTAAATCTTCTGTGGGTATTTGCTGGCCGGCAAAGTAAACCTCTTTGCTGATGCCAAAGAATACTGGGCCGTCGGTCTGATCGGGGGTGGTGATACTGCCGGCAGGTATGCGCGTGAACGATGCAGGAAAACCGTCGGTGGTGCGTGAGCTGATATACCAGAATGCCCTGCCGTAAAAAAGCAAGTCGTCAAGAGTCCAGGCCATCAAAAAGTTGTAGGTAACTGTCGGGTCAGGCTGGCGCAGCCATGACCTCGGCGCAATGTCAACTTGTTCCATTTCGCCTGTCGAGTCGTTAAAAACCTCGTTGTACATTTGCAAAGGCATGCAAGCAATGACGCTGGCGAGCAGGTCGCGCGAACGGCTGACAGTTGCCAAAGACATTGCGCGGTTGCGCGCCGTGCCCTCTTGGTACTGGTAGAAGTGGCCAACAGAATTGGCGCCACCAATACCGACAGCGGCCTGTACTTTTGGCGCGTCGGCTTGTGCCGTCAAAGGCATTGGCGAAATAGCCGCTTTCTTAACTTGCTTGTTTGCAAAAATGCCCATGCTGTAAGTATGCCTCAAAACGTTGCTGTCGTGTGGTGGTTGCCGACGTAGTCCGGCAGGATTGCCAGCAACCACCGTTTACAGGTTAGCCGTTAACGACAACTAACAAAGGCTTGTTTTTGGTAATTGGTTTAGAGGCCAGCGCGCTAGCAAAAATCATGCAGCGAGCCAGTTCTATTGGGCCGGCAGACTTTGCGCTCGACAAGGCGCTGCCAGCCTGAGTTTTAACCATTACGGCACGGTCGCAATGTTCAGCCAGTGCGTTTTCGCCAGTGTGAAATAGCCTGTTTTCAATAATCATGTTGCGCACTAGAGGCGTGAATTTGAGCAGCTCGCCATAGCCGACGGTCTGGGATCGGCGCCTGTAAACCTCTGGCAGGTGCAGGTCTAGCATTGGGGTTATCGCCAGTTGTACCGTCGGGTCGGAGAGGACGCGCACAACTTCAGCCCACATGGCCTGCTCCGACTCGACAGCAAACTCGACTGTGCAAGTAACTGTGCCGTCAGGGTTCCCGACAGATCTAACGCCCACATATCGCGAGTCATCTAGGCTGCTGTCAATACTGAGGGTTCCTCCTGTTGGGCTAATTTTGTCTGTCTGGCATTCAGCCCATTTCCCAACTGGTAGCCAGCCTTGAGCGGCTGCTACCCACAGGTTTAGGTGAGCGCGTAGCCAACTAGAACGGTCGGGTGATTGGCTTGCAGCGATGAGCGCGTCAAGGCTGACGGTCACGCCCAAAGCAGGGTTTGACCACGCCCACCATTGTTGGTCATTTACATCGACGCCTGGCGGTGGTGACCATGAGGCAAAATATAGTTTTCGGGAAACGCCGGCATCAATATCGTTTATGCCCTGTTCGCGCATGCGCAGCATGGCCGTGCTCGACTCATCCCCAGCTGTTGACCAACACGAAAACAGAGGATTGGCGCGCGCTATCTGCGATGGTTGCAAAGCATCAAATACAACGGTCGGTTGGATGTTCCATAACTCGTCGCACACGATCAGGTCGTTACTTCCGCCGTGAGCGTTGCCTGGCGTTGCGGCCCTGACTTCCCAGCGGCTGCCGTCTGGCATGTCAACACTCTTACGGCCTAAAGCGCGCAAAGGCTTGCCGTTAAAATACTCGGTCAGAATGGGTTGCAGGTACAAAAAGATTGCCTCGGCCCTGTCGAGTTTGTGCGCTGTGCTTAGAATGTTTTGTGGCGTGCCGCGCAGCTGTGCAAACTCTGTAAGCCACCAACCAATTAAGGCAGATAATGCGACCGTCTTGCCCTGTTGACGCGCTGTTTCTACAAGCGACTGTGAGCGCAACAATTTGCCTGAGGCATCGTGTTCCAACTGCCCAGACAACGCATGAAGTTGCCACGCCATCAACTCAACGCCCATGTATTTTTTTGCCCAGGCTGCGACAGCAGGCCCATACGACAAATCCCCAAAGCGTGCCGATTCCAGTCTCGGCAAGGGTCGCCCAGTCAAACCTGATCCAGGCTGGTTCAGGCCAGTTACCGCCAGTTCAGGCTGGTTTTCCAAAAAGAGAGAGTTTGA